TCAGTTTCACCTGTTTCATCATTTATACCAGGTGTTTCTGGTCCTAATTCAAAAACTTTGTATTGATATCTCATATTTCCTTTCTTGTTATTCTTCTCATTTATGGGAAATTACAATAATAAAACAAGTATTGCAAGTGTTATTTTTTTAATATAAAAAGAAAGTCTCTTCTCACACCTTTTGTTTGTTCGTCCCTTTCTTGGGACGGACAGACAGTTTAGAACAATTCTAGGTTGTAATTTTAGGTTTAGGTTGTGGTAATATTATTTTGTATTCGTGACACTCAAATTTAATAAATATATCGTGTTTATTAACTTCTTTTCTACCTATTTCTTTAATCTTCTTTTCGCTTTCTTTGTAGCCCTCTATCATACAACCATACTTATCGTAAAATCTATCAGGCCATATGTATGGATCTAAACACGTTGCCTCTGCAGCAGAACACATATATAAAATTAGAGCTACTTCCATTATCTTGCTTTTCCTTGGCCTCGGTATTTTTTGAAACTACGTCGGCGATTTTTGTTCATTTTTGTTAAACTAGGATTGCGTCCAATCGAAGTTTTATGAAACACAGGTTCGTGTGCAACCTTGTTTAAAAATCCTTTAATTTTTGCCAAAGTAATTATCCAAGTCTGATTGCAATGTATTTTTTGAGAGAGCTGGTATGTAACTTATCTTGCCGTTAATATGTTGTTCAAGATCAGCTCCGCAGGTCATACATCTGTAATACTCTTTTGTGAGGCCAACTAACATAGTTAACTCCTCACACGTTGGACATTTACCTGTAACAATTTCCGCATTAAATTTAAAATGTTTCATATTATTCTATTATCAATTTCTTAATACTCTTACTACCATCAATATTGTCCTCTAATTCTGCCATAGATTTTATGCACTGGTACTTGATATTGCTATCTGGTTTTAACCCACGTTTAGCTACACGTGCCCCCTCTAAACATTTTCCCATTGAAGGTTGAATACGTGCTTCCTTGATCTCTCCTTGTACAATCATAAGTAGGGCTACCACCAACTCGGTCATAATACTTTACCTTTGTTTGGTCCTTCTTTAATTGTGTATCTGCTGCTGCCACCAGCGTTAATATCAACTTCTTTTCTAAGAACTTTAGATAATTTTTTATTTTTATTTGTTTTATTCATTTCATTTATATAGTCTAAAACTTTTTTAGTAATTCTTCCCGTTGCCATTTTCTCTTACCTTATCTTTTAATTCTTCTATATCATTTAATGCTTTTTCTAATTGTGAATTAAGAAATTCTATATTTACTTTGTTTGTCATATTCATTTCTTGAGTCTTTTCCATTTTCTCTACAGACTTATAAAGATCTTCCAATAAAAAATGTTGTTCTTGGTCCACGGGTACCTGTTCAGATTTTTTTAACAAATCATTTTCAAACAGCTCACGTGATGTCTCTAGTGATACTAACCTCGCCGTAAGCTCCGTGTATGCGAACACGCCGGCTGCGACGAGCAAAATTAGACTGGCAACCGTCTTCATCGGCATCTGCACAGCAGCTGATTCAGATATATTTAAAGGTTTCTTACTCATCTAGGTACGTACCCCGGCTCTAAGAACAAAGCCATCAGTACAAGTAATACGATTAGAA